GGATCGTTGGCGTGGCTCTCACTGCCGCGCCTGCTGTCGCTGGCGTCACCTGCTACGGCGAACTGAGCGCCGGGAAGACGGCCTCGGCCACCTCGACGGATCTCACCGGCCCCGTCACCGTCACCGCCAGCGGCCTGCAGGGCGGCGTGGGCTTGGGGTGCGATTACGCCATCGGCTCCACGGTGATCGGCGCTCTTGCCCGCTACGAGCTTATGGACGTGCATTCCACGCTCGGCACCGGATCCATCGACATCGACCAGATGTGGACCGTTGCCCTTCGCGCCGGCGTCAAGATCAACCCCGGCACGCTCGTCTATGGCCTCGTCGGCATCAGCGGCACCGAGGTTTCCTACCCCGGCCTTGAGATCGACCCGACCGGCATCACCTACGGCGCCGGGTTGGAGATCGACATCGCCGTCGAGAACCTCACGGCTTTCGTGGAGTGGTCGCACACCAGCTTCGACGAGAGAAAGACCGCCCTCGGCGCCAACATCGACCCCGAGAGCGACACGATCCGCGTTGGCGTGCGCATGAAGTTTGACCTCCTGAAGTGAGGAGCACGACGATGCAGATCCCCGACGGCCTGAAATCCTATTTCCGGTGGTTCAGCGTTCTCGGCGTTCTGCTGATGGCAGGCGATATGTGGCTCAGCGCTAAGTTCGGCTGGTCGATCGCCACCGAGATGGCCATCATCTACGCGGCTGTGAGCCTTGCAAGCGGCATCCTGCTTGTCTTCGTCGTGTTCTTCAATCGCATCGGCTGGGCGTGGATGTCCCGCGGACTAGGCTTTGCCTGGGCGCTGGCCTTCGCCTTCAATTGCTGGTCCAATATGGGTGTCAGCACCGCCAACCGCATGGGCGAAGTGCAGTCGGCTAAGGTGCAGCAGACCACTTATGCCGGCCGTCAGTCCAAGATCGAGGAAAGCGAGCGCAGCCTGAATCTGTTCGAGGGGCAGCTCGCTAGCCTGCTTGAGCAGAACGCATGGGCGGCGACGGTAACGGCTGACGGTCTCCGCAAGCAGGTAGAGGGCCTGAAAGCCGCCGAAGCCTCTGAGAGCCGTCTCGGTGGCTGTGGCCGCAAGTGCCGCGCCATTCAGGATCAGATCGCCAGCATTCAGGGGCAGATTGCCGTTGCTGAGCAAAGTTCCGACCTGACGCAGCGCATTGACGCGACCAAAAAGGTGTTGGCCAAGCTCCGTGCCGATCTGGCCGGCACTGACGCTGGCATCTCCAGCACGGCAAACCAAAGCACGCTTTATGCGAAGCTGATCAGCTTCAACCTGGCTGCCGATCCTGACGCCGCAATGGTCACGGCTGCGAACGAGGGCACTGGCGTTGCAACGGCAATCATCGTCGCTGTGCTTGCGTCGGTCGTCACGCTTGTCGCTGCATGGCCTGTCTTGATGGCCGTCAGCAGCAGCATCGTCACATCAATCACCCAACCCGTTGGCGAGCAGTCCGGCAATCGCCCCTCGGCCACCTCCCCCGAGGTGCCTGCTACTCGCGCGTACCCCAGGCCCGTAGCCCGCTCACAGACTCTCGGAGAGCTGGCATGCGCTAACGACCTCCGCAGACTGGCAGCAGCGTGACCCGCCATTACATCGGCATTGCCCAAAGAGGCATCACGGCCCTCCGCAACGTCCGCAGGGACAACACCGGAGAGCCGTTGATCCTCATGGACCCCGATCAAGTGGACACGCTCACGGTCAACTTCTCCGAGTTCCTGAATAGCGGTGAGACGATCAGCACAGCCACAGCAACGGCAGAGGGCTGCACAGCAACCGCCAGCACCTCGAGCCCCAACGTAACGCTCACCATCTCCAACCCGTCTGACGACGGCAAAATCACCCTGAAGGCAACAACCAGCGCCTCCAACGTCTTCCCCTTCACCATCAGGGTCAGGAAGACGCTCCGCTATGGAGATGAAGGCCTCTTGATCAGCGACTACGTGTAACACATGCCGGACACCAAGAGCGGCCGACCCACGAAGTACAAGCCGGAGTTCGCAAAGCAGGTTGTACCTCTCTGCGAACATGGCTTTACGGATCAGGAACTGGCCGACTTCTTTGAGGTAAATATTGCCACGCTTTACCGATGGAAGGCGGCGCACCCTGAATTTCGCGAGGCCATAAAAAGCGCGGGTGAGATCGCAGACGATCGCGTCGAGCGCTCATTGTACCAGAAGGCGATCGGCTATGAGCAGGACGCCGTGAAAGTGTTCATGCCGGCCGGCGCGTTGGAGCCTGTTTACGCTCCCATCCGTGAGCGCGTAGCAGCCGACACGGCAGCCGCGATCTTCTGGCTCAAGAACCGTCGCAAAGATAAGTGGCGCGACAAGAGTGAAACAGGCTTCACCGACCCAGACGGTAACGCCATGGTTCCGGTGCTGAATGTCGTCAAGGCACAATGAACTCAGCCTTGAGTTGCACGCCAAGCAATCCATCGCCTTTGACAGCGCCGCGACTGAAATCCTCTATGGCGGTGCGGCTGGAGGCGGAAAGTCCCATCTCATGCGCGTTGCCGCCATCACATGGTGCGCGGCTGTCTCAGGGCTCCAGGTCTATCTGTTCCGCCGCATCCGTGACGATCTCATCAAGAACCACATGGAAGGCCCAAAAGGCTTTCGCGCCATCCTCGCCGGGTGGGTCATGTGCGGCTTCGTCAAGATCGTGGACGACGAAATCCGGTTCTGGAACGGCAGCCGCATCTACCTCTGCCACTGCAAGGACGAGAAGGACATCTACAAGTACCAGGGCGCCGAGATCCACGTCCTGCTGGTCGATGAGCTCACGCACTTCACCGAGAGCATGTACCGCTTCCTGCGCAATCGCGTGCGCATGGTGGGGCTTACCGTGCCGGCAAACTACGCTGGCCGCTTCCCCCGCATTTTGGCCGGCGCCAACCCGGGCAACATCGGACATCTTTGGGTGAAGGCGACGTTCGTGGACCGCGGCTCCTATGAGGTCTACCAGGCCGCGCCGGAGGAAGGCGGCATGATGCGCCAGTTCATTCCGGCGTTGCTCGAGGATAACCCGAGCATGAGCGTCGATGATCCTGGCTATGAGATGCGCCTGCAAGGGCTCGGGTCGGCGACGCTTGTGCAGGCCATGCGTTATGGCAATTGGGACGTGATCGAGGGAGCCTTCTTCGATTGTTGGGCTCCTCAGCGGCACATTGTGCGGCCGTTCGAGATCCCGGCGCACTGGCTGCGTTTCATGTCGGGCGATTGGGGCTCAGCCAAGCCATTCTCGTTCGGCTGGTGGGCTGTCGCCTCCGACCCGATCACGGTGGAGGCGCGCGACGGTGGGCACCGCGTCCAGATCCCGCGTGGCTGCCTTGTCCGCTACCGTGAATGGTACGGCGCCAAGAAGCCGAACGAAGGCCTAAAGCTCCACGCCGACGCTGTGGCGCGCGGCATCAAGGAACGCGAGGTCAATGACACAGTGAAGCTCAGCTATCGCGTGCTCGACCCGGCAGCGTTCGCAGAAGACGGCGGCGAGTCGATTGCTCAGGCCATGGCGCGAGAGAAGGTCACGTTCCGACCGGCTGACAATGCGCGCGTGTCTCAGCGCGGCGCCATGGGTGGCTGGGACCAGATGCGCGGCAGGCTCGTTGGCGATGAGGATGGGCACCCCATGCTGGTCACGTTCTCGACGTGCCATGACAGCATCAGGACGATCCCAGCCCTGCAGCACGACAAGGACAGACCCGAGGATATCGACTCGGACGGCGAAGACCACGCCGGCGATGAGTGGCGCTATGCCTGCATGTCGCGTCCTTGGGTGCGCAAGGCGCCGCAGGTCAAGAAGACGCCATCGGACGGCTATCGCCGTGCAAGCCAGTCAAGCGAACAGAGCTGGAGGGTCTAAGTGCAGTCGTACGCCGTGACCGGCTCTGTCGCCGACAAGAAGGACGAGCCCGGCCTCCACCGCAAGCGCCGCTGGTTTCGTGCCTACGAGACCAACAAGCGGCAGGAGCAGGAGGAAGCCCGCGAGGCGCGGAAGTATTACCACGACAAGCAGTGGACAGACATCGAAGTCGAGCGCCTGAAACGCCGCGGCCAGCAGGCGACGGTGCGCAACCGCATCAAGCGCAAGATCGACTTTCTCGTTGGCACCGAGCAGCGCCTGCGTCGTGACCCGAAGGCCTACCCGCGGACGCCGCAGCACGAGAAGGACGCCGACGTGGCCACGGCCGGTCTGCGCTACGTCTGCGACCAGAGCCGCTGGGAAAAAATCTCGTCCGACGTGATGCACGACGCTCTGGTGAGCGGCATCGGTGTGGCGTTCATCGGCATCGAGGGCAGCGATCCGGCCATCCGTCACGTCCCGGTCGATCGCTTCTTCTATGACCCGCGATCGATCCAGCCTGC